TACTTTCTAAGTATTCAAGATGATTAGAATCTAAAAAATTATCAATTATATGAATCATATATCATCCCTTTTCACCCTCAGATGATTCGGATTCACACCTTCGGCAATTAACTTATCAAGAAATTCCATACATTTTTCCTTCGTCAGTTTCTGATACTGATCATCATAAAGATACCATCCATTCGTACCTTCTTCTTCAATTTTATACGTTCGATTCATGATCCTTGATTAGTAAGAGTGTTCATGTCTGTGATACTCATAATGAGTATTAACCTGTGACTGATCCATTGTTTCATAGATTTCAACCAATCGATTGTATAAGACAGGAGCAGGTCCATATTGTCGAGCAATATGATGCTCATCAGTATGATCTAAAAGTTGAAGAGCACTCAGGATAACACCCAGTTCCTGAACATTTAGAAAAACATTGGTTTCTGTTCTTGGACAATCGATTGTCATGGTTTTCAGTGCATTTTTCTTATCTATGATTATAACATAAACAAGAGTTTTTTAGGACAGGACATAACAATAATCAATAGAGTTAATACACCAACCCGTCGCGGATGTAATCTCCTCAACTAAATCATCGGGATTCATTGCACTCCAGGTCGTCGCCATCACCTCATCAACAATCTCCTTTTGATCCTGAGTTGTAATTTCCTCATCGGACATTGCATCATCAAAATCAAAGTCAATCTCAACAATACGAAAGTTCATGGGTTTGTAGATGGAAAGTTTGCGAAGTGAACGATCGGTATCAATAAACATCAGACCAGTTCCTGATGAAGTAACATCAACTGCTCCTCTGTAGATTCATCCACACACTCCTGAATCACCTGATAGATGTAATCAATGTTCCCGACATCATTGAAAATACGTTCAGCAAGTTCAGGATGTTTGTCGCAAGGATAAGTCGGTTCATCGTTTTCATCACGAATCATACAATCCTCAGCAGTATAAATCCATGCCGCACAAGGTGCATCTTCACCCTGCAATTCAATCATCTTGGAGAGGTGGTCTTGAAGTTGTCCGAGAGTGTAGTTCATGAGAGAAGAGAATAGATGAAAAGAAGAATGGGCAGAACGTAGAACATGCAACCGCAGGTTCAGCAGTAGAGAGGCATATACTCACCGGCAGGCATCTTTTCGGTGTTGTAGTCAGTCACCTCTGCACCCTTGGCAATACGGGACATCCACTCATTCTTGGCATCGATCATCGTCACCGTGCTGTAGGACTTCATACCATTGGCACGAAATGTCACTCGTTTCATGAAACGCTTGACGACGACCTTCATTCCTTTCTTCTCACATGGTTCGGCAATAAATGCCTCAGGGAAGAAATCAACGATGGTGGCAGAGTTGGTCAGTTGCATGGGGTGGTTCCCTTGTCGATGAACTTATTATAGGGCATCCCAGGGGTCTGTGAAGACCCCCTGTGCCACTTCCTCAACCGGTCACACTGAACGTGTTGAGACCGGTGTTCTGAGTTACCTTACTGGCTGGTGACAGGATGCTGCGATCATCACAGACCTCCCATCCCTTCTCAGACTCCTGAATCACCGCAAACCCGAAGCATCCGGGAACCGGCATCATGTAGAGTCCGTGCTTCTCAGCCTGACGAGCACTGGAGAATCCACGAGCAGTGATCGTCCAGTCAGAACCAAAGTAGGCACAGATGAAGTCGGTCATGGTTCCTCCCTTGTTTACCTCTGTATTATACTGCCATGTGGGGCAGAGTCAGGGGCAGAGTGGACAGCACCTCAACTGTCCCATTCATACTTCGAATGTTATTATCCTCTTTATAATTCCTCCATGCCAAGTTTGCCAGAGCAAGAAAAGAACCACTAAATGTGAGAATTAAAATCACAACAATCGTTTGTTGAATTCTTAATTGTTCCATACATTTATATTATGTTGTACCGACACCTACATTACGCTCATCATCTACAGCCCGAGTTGCACGATCCCGAATTTGCATAAAGATATGATTATCAGGAAGATTGGTGATATTTGTTAAAACACGTTGAGCAAGTTCAGGATCAGTTGCGGATGGATATATTCTTTCATCAACAATGTCATTTAAATCATGAGCAGTACACAACCATGCCGCACAAGGTGCATCCGCACCCTCACGTTCTATAATTTCGGCAATAAGATCCTGAAGTTCTTGAAGAGTGTAATACATAAGAAATTTTTTTAATAAAGGTTTAAATTATTTTTTCCATGCCCTTTGCATTGTAAAATTCAATCGGCTAAAGTTTTCACGTTTCACAAACTTGAACATACCATAATCATGAAAAACAACATAACCTTCACCATGGCATCTGCGCTTATTTAGATATGCCTTTGGTCCATTATTACGACAGGCAAACAGATACTCATGCTTCATTGATCGCACCAATTTCCACAACCGAATCAAATTCACATCACAATCTGCACTATAGGCAATCACTTCCTCATCCAGTTCAATACCCTCACGAATGAAAGAATTCAGAACCTGCTCCAGTTTATCAACTTCATTCTCACTCACAAACTCTACCATTTGTGCCATCTGACGAGCAAATGCAACATCAGAACTGAAATCTTCATCGAAGATTTTCCAAGCTTTGGGTTGCACAAATAGACATTCATCCGTACTCACCAATTCATCCTGATTCAGTGGCAGTGCCATACATTCACGCAGACAATTACCATCACCACTATAAGAATAATCGGGTTCATGACAGGTATGTGGTGCAACAACAATCGTCTCCTGAATGATGTCATTAAACACATAAGTCACAGTATTCGGGCAATAGGTATCATCACCACCGAATCCGATGAAATCACCCTGAATGATATTATCAGTTCTTGGTAGATTTGCCATACAGGCATGAAGAATCAGAGCAACATTTCCCTCATGATTGCGGTTGATGTCATCATGAGTATAATTGACCTTAATCTTTTTCTTGTTGAATACACTTTTCGTACCGACAAAAAACTTCTTAGTCTCAGGATGTGTGCCCCAGACAATCGCAGGAGAACCATCCATTTTGACCGAAAGATGATGCCATTCTGTGAAAACATCCAAAGGACGAAGATCACCAGTCAGAATGGAGTCTTCAATGTGTTTAATGTGAGTCAGCATGTCAGTTAAGGAAAAGATCGTCGTAATGGTCCTGGACGGTATTATTCGCACCTTCCAACAGTTCTTTCTGTTGTCTTAGAAACTTGATTGTGGATTCGATACCATCAATCTCAATCTCAAGTTTGCGTTTTCGATGATTCAATTCAAGAATCTGACGATCAATACTGTGAGAATTGTCCATCGGTGGTGTGCTGTCAATAAACATATTATAAGGTAATTAGACGATTTGGGAACGACTGCTGTGCCACTTGTTTGACTGGCACACTCTGTTTATCATTCAAATACAAATCATATAAGATTGTTTCATTCTTCCGTGCCTCAATCTCATGTGGTTGATCCTCATAATCATAATTTTCGACCGGTTCTTGACAATATCTCATTTTTCCATGCCGAAACCGCAGCGAACCATCTACCCACTGTGCCAGATGCGTCAATTCATGAAAAAGAGTTTTTATATACAATTCCTTAGACATATGAGTCTGAAGTTCAATCAGGAAGTGACGTGGTCGGTATGATGGACCAACCACATCACAATAACCGACAACATCATCACGTTTCAATCCACGATGAACAATATCCACGGAAATTTTATGCCGTGGATAAAACTCATTCAGAAACCAAGAGGTAATATCCTCACAGAGTTTCTTAGAATAACCGTATCCAGAATGAGAGATGAAAGACATGTGCCCCAGTGAAGAAACCAGATGAATGATGCAGTGAACAGGAACTTTTCTTTAGTTGTCATCAACCAGTATAATATGCGTTCTTGTAAAGATAACCACCAGACCAATCACACTTCTCAAATACCCACTCACGCTCTTTGATAACACGCAGATCAAAACGTGGTTCTTTCACTGGTGCCTTGAATGATGCTGCTTTGTGCAGTTCACCAGTTTTCATGTTCACAAAAGCATGAACACTACGGGATCCACAATC